CAGATTTGGCATCTTCATCCAATTCTTTAATAGTCCTAAACGCATAGTCTTTAATATCATTGATTGTTTTATACGGGTTGGAAACACTTGTTGGATACCAACCCCATATATTGATAAGTGATTTCTCCAACTTTTCTATGCGGTCGGCGGCTTCTTCAAACAATGCGTGAATATATTCGCTATCAGCCTGTTGGCGTAATTGCTTCACAAGATCGTCAGTCATCTTTCTTCTCCCCTAGTGCAGCGCGGGCGGCGTTTCTGGCATCACGCAAATTGGATAGCCAATCGCCTTCAAACCAAGTATCAATCCCATCAATTCTACGCTTGATGTCTAATGTGTTGCGCGGGTGAAGTTCATCAAGCAGATCACGCCCATCAACGTGTGAAATTGTAGCTTGATCTATTTTCCGCAGCGCCGTTTCCAGTTGACTTGCACGATCATAAAGTCTGTGATACCTTTGATTTTCTTTTTTTAATTCTAATTGTAGTTTTTCAATGCGGTCGGCGGCAGTGTGGTAGGTGTGCGGCTCATAAGACGCATGATCGCCAAGATAACGCAGCCGCTTCACAAGATCGTCAGTCATCTTTCTTCTCCTCTAGTGCAGCACAGGCAACAAATGCAGCCTCTTGGCATTTGTCACAGCAAGCGTTTGCAGCAATAGACTGCAACGCCGCCTCCAGCGCCTCAATGCGGTCGGCTGCTTCTTTTGAGGCGTTCTGTATCCATGCAACAGGATTATCGCCAGTGTGATCCTCATATGCAGAGCAATCTTCAGTCCAATCATCCGTATGGTGATATGCTTTACCAGCACAGGCAACAGCGCTTAGAACCTTGTCAATCACATCAACACCAGTTTCATCAAAACCATAATAGTAAGCATCCATTCTGCGTTTCTTCACAAGATCATTGCTCATACTTAGACTCCACTTCTTTGATTAGCTTCTTTGACATGTTATGTAAACAACAGATATATTCTGCCAGTCTCGGATCATGTCCAACTTTGAACAATGTTTCATCTGTTTTCTTATCATACATTTCGATGTCTCCACCTTCTGGCCAGCGATATGCCCAAACATTATCGTTGTTGTTTGTAGAAGATTTAAAGATCTTTAGATGACGCAGGTTATAGAACAGGTCGTCTTCAATTTTATCCATAATCATATTTTGCTCCATTTAGTCAGCGCCAGTTTCGCGGCAAGATCACGGTAGGTGTGCGTATCAATGATGTGTTTGATAAACTCTGATGATAATCCAGCCAGATACATATCATTGATATCCTTATGTTCGAGGTTATCTGGCCATATACATACATTATACCCCTGAAGGATAGCTTTGTCAAGCTTTTTGATGGTCTCACGACTCCTCGGTTCATTATCATAGACAATAACGAGATTATCTTTTCTAAAAGATCCAACAGCGCTAACGAGATCACCACCAGCAGTAGCGATACTATTGCTAATAAACATGGAATCAATTGGTCCTTCAACCACATATACACGTTTATCGAAGTTGACTCTATCCAAACCATAAACTTTAGGTATTGAATCATCAAGAACAATCGTGATATACTTAACCTTCGAATCACCCAGAGCTCGACCCTGATAGGCGTGCACTTTCTTATCAGCAGAAATAAAGGGTATAAGAAGACGTAGCTCATCGTTCCCAATAGAATGAACGTCAAACTTATTAGGAACCAAGCTATTAGTAAAATGCTTAAAGTTAGGACAGGAAAAAAGTATGGCGTGAAATGGATTTGGAATTCTTCTAGCATCAACGAACCTCTTCACTCGATGATCTGGTGACAACTGACTGACTTTCTTGAGTCCTTTTAATGGACCACTTTTCAGAAAGACAGGCTTCTTCATCTTGTCAACGAACTGTTCATAATCAATTTGTTCGGGAGTCTTGGTCTCTTTCAGCTTTTCCAAGACCATCTCGTTATATATAGTTTGGTCGAGCATCTTGATAAAGTTAGGAATGGAGAGAGTGGCACTGCAATTATGGCAGTGAAACAACATCTTGCCCTTCTTTTCGTAGATATAACCTCTGGCTAAACTCTTCCTCGATAATGAATCACCACAGATCGGGCAGGAGAAGTTATATAATCCAGATGATTTTCTCTTGAAGTTTCTTAGTCGACTGGAAACCAATCCAATATACTTGTGTTCTAACCAATACATTATAGCTATACTCCATCATCACAGATATAATTATACCTGGATTTTCGAAAAAGTAAAGCGATTAATGTGCGATTAGATGAAAATAATTAGCGATTATTGTAATTGTCCATGTTAGAACTACGCCACCGCCAACGGCTATCCATATGAATCGTTCTAACTGGTTGATTTTATTAGAAAGAGTTTTGTGCTGTTCAGATGATTCTGATCTTAATTTGGCTATTTCTTGGAGGATATTATTATCTTGATCTCTCATTGTATCATATACATCTTTGAGTTTTATGTCTAGTTCTTCTCTACGTTTCTCAACAACAACTTCCAGATTACCTGATGCTTTTTCCTGTTGAGTTATACGTTGTTCATGTACAGCGAGCATCGATTTCAGATCACTTGAAATTGAAGTAAGTTTTTCTATGGCTGCTTCAATGCGATCTTCGGCTGCTGTCATCATTTCTTTAGATCGCTAAGTGTTTTTCTTTTGATAATATCACGGAGCTTTTTGCCCTTATTCATCTTTAACAATGGATCATATGTGTCGATGCCACCAGTTCCTGCTGTAGAACTAGAGGATCCCATAGCATTAGCTGGAACTACGGAAGCAGCACTGCCATCTTCTTTTAGTTTATCCATTGCTTATTTTCCTTAACCTATCTATAATCTCTTCATTCATTGGTATCAGATCAGTCTCAACTATAGACTCATCCCTTATATTATGTATTGTCTTCGGTAGTATATTTAACAAAATCAAAAATGGTTTGATATAACAAAACTGTGGTTTCATTTTCAAATATAATATACGACATAAATGTTCTGGTCCAAAAATATTATAAAGAATCGTGATATGATTGAGAATTAGTCTCTCTTTCAAATCACCATTTTCAACATATCTTGTAACAAGTTTTTTAATATATTTGATACGATTTAGATCTTCAAAGAATTCTTCTGTTGAATGACAGGAAGGATTATCATAGTGTTTTGCGCAGTATATTAAAAAATTCTCTTCAGTCAATTTATCATGCATTATCTTGTTTCAGTAATTACTAACTTTCCACTTTTTGTGAAATAACCTTTATCGCCTGGATAGAACCAACCATCTTTAAAGTAAATTGCGTCCATTTCTGCATAATCTTCATATTTTGTAACCATAGTAGTAGGCGACTTAATGCGAATAACATCACCGTCAACGATTTCTACTGTTACACCATCAACTGGTTTACCAACACAACCTTCTGCTTCAGCAACTTCTTCGGCTGTACCTGAACATACTGTACCTATTTCAGTACATCCGTAGCCAACCTGTAGGTCTTTACTTAACCACTTTTGTATGTATAATGCGCTGAGACGAGGCATAGCAGAGTGACCAGAAACAGCTTGCTTTAAGTTTGCAGAATGACCAAGCTTTTCAAACTCTTTTGCAACAGCTACAAGGTATCCAGGACCAGCAATAATAGCATCGACCTTTTCGTTCTTAATTACTTCAACAACTTTGTTAAGAGTAACATCGGTAATGATTTTCTTACCTTTTGCATCAGCCCATGCTTTATAGCGTTGAAAAGAAGAAGACATTGTCGCTTTAGCGACTATTAATACTTTACAGTCGGCTATATTTTTACCGTTTGCTTTGTCAGTTATAGCAACTCGAGCTGCCATAATTTCTGGGGTTAAGACAATGTCTTTGGCTAATCCAGAAGTTCCTGATGTTGATACAATTATGTCAGCCATTTTTTATCCTTATGAGTTATATTCTACGTAGCAACCACGACCTTGTAGTGTGGCTATATCTGTCATACCTTGTGCTGAAGGTATAGCATTGCCGCTACCATTGACATATACAGCGCCTGTAAAGTTTGCTGTGCCATTTGTTCCATCAAGTGAAACAAGTTTTGCTAGTAGTTCGTCAACTGCCGATTCTGTTAGAGAACAAGTAGAGAAATTAACATTACCGTTTACTGTCTTGAGTGAAGGAAAGAAACCACCATCAAATCCAGTAACGCTGTAGTTATTATAGCCACTGATACTCCCAACATGTTGGAGAAGAGGAAATGCTGGATATAAAAGCAAACTATGGTTTTCAAAAATATCTATACTATTACCTACAGTAGTCAATGATGAGAATGCTGGAATAGAAGTCATATAATCATTACTGTAAATTTCTACATAACCTGGAACAGTAACAATAGCAGGAAATCCAGGACATGCCCAATCAGCTGCTTCTGGGTTTGAATTGTTGTGAAATTGGATTTCCCAAGATATTGATTGTAGATTAGAAAAATTTGACCAAGAACTATACTGATTGTAGTATATATAAACACTGTATACTTTGTTTAATGATGGAAAAGATGGTGATATAGTATTCGCCATATTCCAGTTATTATCAATATAAAAGCTATTAGTTTTTTGTAAAGCAGGAAATACAAACTGAACACCATTATCAGTGTGCATATTGTTGATTTCAAAATTATTTACAACTTCTACTAAACTATTTGCTGTAAATGTAGTAAGAGTGTTTGAAAAATTACCAATATTAAACCAATTAGAAATGTAAGATATATTACCAAGATCAATTGTTGTAAGCGAATCTTCGTATTTTTTATACCATTGAAAGTAATCAGTTAAACCACCGATGTTATTTAAATGAGCTTCTGAAACACCACTATAGTCGGCATCGCCATTATCAAATCTTTGATCTAACCAATAATAACCACTTCCTTCGGTTAAAAAAGAATTATTTGATGAGTATTGTAAAACTGGTGCGCTTGGGGTATATTTCCATAATGTAGGTAAACCTAAAGGTGTGCCAACAAAAGTAATAGATGGGGATGGTTGGCCACCAGTTAAGAATTTAAGATTTGACCAAGCAGTTGTGCCGTCGCCAACTTTAATACCTAAATTAGTTGTATCAATTGCAGGTTCACCCTGAGCAAGAACTGAATTTGCGGTAGCCCAATTAGCGGCTGTATCTCTGCGTAATTTAATCTGTGTCATATTAAGCACCGCCTCCGTCTACGGTTATCTCTGCTGTTGGTGTAGTAAATGCATTACCACCATCTATTTGTCCTGTACCAAGCACTGATACTCCATCTCTTCTAATGTCACCGACACCTGTTGGAAGATCAAGCATACCATCCATACCAAAGTGCCAGCTGTTATTAATGTAATTTCCAATTTCGTTATATCTACCGTTTACAATCCATGCACCATCCGAATCAACATAAAAGTCAGAATCTCGGGGTTGATTATTTGCAGGTGCATCAGGATTATGCCACCAAACTTCTGCAAATCCATTATTAGCATCATTATATACAGAAGTAACCCAATTATTGCTTCTAAACATTAATGGATTTGGCGATGAAATGGTATCAGCTGGATTGTATTGGTCTGTTGTTACACCAAATTTAAAATAATTATCATCATTTACTGCAATTGTGAGAGGCGTGGCGCCAGAACTATTACTTCCCCAAAAACGCATTACATTGTTTGGATTAAGGACGTATTGAGCCCATTGAATGTTATCATTACCAACAGTTTCTAAACTTTGAACATAAACGCCTGATTCAGCGTAACCAATGTAAGATTCGTTACTTGGTTCTTGATAAGCCCACACGTAAGAAGCTGAATTACTATTTTCAGCTGCATTCGCGCTAGCGGATAATTGTGTGATCCAAGAACCATCAACGAAAATACCATTATTTGGATTCTTAATATGCATGTCACCACTAGTACTGAGTGACATCGTATCATCATAAAATATATAATTAGCTGTACTGCCGTTACCACCTGTTACATTGAGAGCGCCATCCTGATCAACTGTCAAACCAGAACCAATTTTAACAACACCTGCTATAGAGGCATTAGCAACTGGTATTGGAGCTGTAACAACGCCATTCGCGGCAACAGACAACCCCGCACCAATTTTAATGACGCCTAGCTGTGTACTATTAGCAATAGGCATGATATTAGATGCCAATGTTCTTGCTAGAGTAGAAACAGCGATTGTTTGTGTTTGTGCTGCGGTGTTAGGATTTGTTAAGACAACTACTCTGTCATTGTTAGCCAGAGTAGTCGTTATTCCTAGCTGCGACGTTTTTACAGCGTCATTTGACATTTACAGAAACCCAGCTATCAAGAGTCTGGGAGTTGTGCGTCGTCCGAAGCGTCTGCTACAAGAGCTGGTGTACCATATGCAGCTGTCTGAGCGCCAAGTGAACCCATTGCTACAAGTGTTTCGTATGAAACGCGACCTGCGCGACCACCAGAACCTTCGGTACGAAGAACCCAACCAGCATGTGTAACACCTCTGCTCTTAGCACCACCAACAACAGCATAACCTGTTGCAGTAACACCCTGAAGAGTTGCACCACCTGCAGTTGTATTATCACCAGAAGCCTTACCAATATCAATATTTGCACCACCAGATGTTGCTGAAAGCGCAAGAGAGCTAGAATTAGCAAAGCTTACATAATAGAGAGTCTTATCTACTAAGCCTGTTGGTGTTGATGTAACGTTACCAGCATAGGTAATTCCATCACCTACTTGGAATCTGCTGTTTGCAGATGATACTGAAATAGTGTCAGCTGTTGCATTTACACCACTATTACCGTTGAACACGATAAGAGCAGGAGCTGCAATTGCAAGTGATGGATTAACCATATATCCAGAACCAGCAGCGTTAATGGTCATCCCTGTAACACGACCACGAGTTGAGTTAGTTGTTGATACTGTTGAATTTACAGCTAATGCATTTGTTGTACCATTAGCGAAAGTTAATGTAACAACAGCATTTGCACCGTAACCAGTACCACCAGTTGTTACATATACTTCTGCGATTGGTCCACCGCCGATACCCATTTCTGTTGCGTCGACACCAAATACGCCAACTGCTTTACCTGTAACGAAAGCGTCCTGTGTGGTATTGCCAAACATGTTAACATCAGTAGCTGCACGAGAGCCAGCTGAAGTGTTACCAAAGTGGGCGTTCGCGCCACCACCAGCCTTTACAAGAGCGTATGTGCCAATTGGCGCACCGTTTGATGTTTCTTTTGTTGTTGAGCTGTTTGCAGTCACAGCCTGATCATTTCTACCGAATAGTGCCATTAAATTATCCTCCTACGGAAACTGTTTTTATTATTTATTCTTTTTCTAATGTAATCATATCAAGAAGATAAGCTGAGTTTTTTGCGATTTTCTTTTCTTTACCACCGATAACTACTGTGTGATGACCAACATTTGTTGAAGTGGGTTGCTCAGGCTGTTCGTTTACTGACTCTTCAACAACTGGCTGCTCACTCATAACAATAGGACGAGCGACAGCAGCCTCTTCTAATCTAGCTTGCTCTTGCGCTCGTCTATTAGGATCAGCCATTTCATTTTTAAAAATTATCGGCATTATTTCTGAGTTCCTGTAATTTTACCAGCTAGGCTAACTTTCGGTTGTTTATGTTCTGGTTTACCAGCAATAGCATCTTTCATTGAAGATGCGCTTTTGTGTAAACGAGCAGCATATGATTGTTTCTCAGCTGATGTTTTCAAATTGTCATGATGGGCTAACATTTTATGTGCATGGGCTGGATCAACATGAGATGTTTCACCACTGACATGCTTTACCTTATGTTGACCACGAGTAGTAATTACCTTACGTAGCTGCATAATAACGTGTTCTGAACCAGGATCTTCCTCTGTCTTATTTTTCTTCGGTCGACCTTCTTCGATGTATTCTTCCATCGCAGCTTTACGTTTATCTTCAGCCTGTTTTCTTTGGTCTATTTGCTTTTGTCTTGTCTTGGCTCTGAATTCGTCTTGCTTTTGATCTGCTTTTTCTTTTGCTTTTACTCGAGCATCAGTAACCTTTTGTAGAGCTGTTTTTGTTCTTGGCATACCACTAGCTTGACTTACCTTTGGCTGAACTGGACCAGACATTGGTTGACCAGAAATAATCTCATTAATCTGAGTAGAACATTGACATCCTAAACCCTCGCAGGTGCAGGTATTTTCTTCTTTGATCTTTGAGTGAGGCATTTCAAGCGCACCGTAACGTTGATCTTGCTTGATCAACTTTTTTACTGTAGCAATACGTTTGTTTTCTGAATTACCTTCCCAGCTATCTGGTGGTGTTTTCTCGTCTGAAATTGTATAATCTGCTGTATCATGCTTTACGCCGACACCAGTATAATCCTGATTGTTTCCGCGTAATGGTGCAGATACAGCAGTTGTAGGAATAGACTCTTTAGTCTTTTCTTTCAGCCAAGAACTAAATGTTTTCATTTTAAACTCTTTGCGATTTCTTCGATACGAGCTAGTTCTTCAGCTGATAGTTCGACTTCTTCTTTCATGCCTTTTTTACCGCGAAGCATTTTGAAGTCTTCGGCGTCGATCTTGCCATTCTTGTTGGCGTCGATCTTGTGTTGTTTGCCCTTGAGAGCTTCAGTTACTGTGTTGATTAGGTCTGCTGGCAGACCAAAGGCTTTGTCTGATTTTAACATTGTTTCTTCCTTTACTCCGCTCTTAGCGCCTATTTTCTTGTTTTCGTCTTTCATTGCTTTTTGTGACTTCTTATCTTCCATAGATGAATCTTCTGGACGCTCATCTGTCTTAGGGTTCATAATTACTTCTGTCTTGCCACCCTTGATTTCCTTGGCGTCCTTGTCATCCATGTCTGGCTTTTTGTTCTTAGTGAGTTTAACAGAATCAGTATCTGTAGCATCTGAAGCTTCCTTTACTTCTGACTGTTTATCTATTCTTCTTGCAGCACGAGCACCACCAACTAAACGATTGTAGCTCTTCAAAGGTGTTTCATCTGGCTTTACTTCACGTGACTTCTCAATATATGATTTTAGAGTCTTTGAAGTTAACTCATCGATCTGTTCAATTTCTTCATTATGCTGCTGGCGATCTTTGCCCTGTGTTACTTCACGACCACGGATCTTATCAGCAACCTTTGGATTCATTCTGTCAAGATAGTGAGTATCTCTATTCTTAGCGCCGATATCAGAAACAGCAGCATTTTTCTTTGCCTTGTTAGCTGGATTACCTTCATCAACCTGTTCGGCTTCTTCTCTATGAACAGCTTTTACCTTTGGCTCAGGAAGTCCGTATGTTTTGTCTCCCCACCTCTTCTTGAGAGCAAGTGTACGACCTTCTTTACGTTTTGGGTTGTCTGTCGTTTTACGGATATATCTATTAAGAATACTACCTTGCTGATGATCGAGCTCATCGATCTGTTCGGCTTCTTCTCTCATGCCTCTTCTCTGTAACTCAGCATGAGATGCGCCAAACTTGTAAACTGAGCTAGACTTCATCTTACCATGCGGTGTGTTCTTAATAGCGTCAACAGTTTTCTTAAGAGTAGAAGTTGGTTCTTGCTTAGCAATTTTCTGCGAAGCTGTATTTAAACCAGTACCACGCTTAACGCCTTCTCCACGCTTATCAACAGCTTTAACATAAGACTTCAAAGTTTCTTTTGAAATCTCATCGATCTGTTCGGCTTCTTCTTTTGTAATCTTCTTCATACCAGTTTTTACGATATCGATGTCATGATCGTCGACATGTGGTAAAGTAGGAGCTGGCTTTGGTTCAGATGTCATTTGCTTTAGATTACCAGCAACAGCATTGATTCTGTTGATAGCATCATCTGTTTGATCATCTTCTTTTACTTTACGAGCAGCTTCATCGATAATTTTTGTCTTGATTTCAGCTTGCTTCGCTAGCTTAGTTGTATCAGCATTTTTTGGATCATCTTCTGGACGACCAACGTTCTTTACCTTCATGCGCGCAGCAGTATTACGATTTGCTGACTCCTGCATCAAGTCTCTGATTTTATGTTCTAAGCTGCGATAATTTGACATTTGATTATACCTTTAAAATTGATCTCAGCATCCAGCCATTTTTTTCATGAGCATCGATGCGATCTTGAAGATAATTTGCTAAACCCATTTTTTTATTTGATTCTGCAAGCGCCTGAGTTTCTGTTAGTTGCTCAATAATAGCTTCATTATCAGCAAGCAACTTTGTAACCATAGACATGGCTGTAGGAATATTAACTTCATCTTTTACAATAGAAAGATCTAAATATCGAGCAAATGAACCTGGAGCATATGCACCCAATGTACGAAGATGCTCAGCAATTCCATCTACAGCTCCCCATGCATCAGTATAAATGCCTTCGAAAAAGCTGTGGTACTGTGGAAAGTTTGCACCTTCCACATTCCAATGAAAGTTATGAGCCTTCAAATAGAAAGCAAAGGTAGAAGCTAACGCTACCTTCATTTGCTCAATTAATTTATCCATTCTTCTTTACCCTTGTTGTCTTTTTTGCAGCAGGTTTTGCTGGTGTTTCTTTTGATTTCTTTTCTGCAGCTGGTTTAGCTTTTGGAGCTGCTTTCTTTGCTGCTGGCTTTTTTGGTTCCTCAACTTTAGGAGCCACAGGCGCAGCAACAGGAGCAGAAACGTCCTTTACTTCAACAGCTTTCTCAACATCATTCTTTGCAAATAACAATCTATAAATCACATAGACGATACCAGCAAAAACAGCGAGTCCAAACAAATTTTCAATCATATTACTTCCCATTATTTTTCTCCATTATATCGGCTCATCGAGCCATCAGTTTTTACATGAAATGCGATAAACTTTACGTTAGGGTATTCCCTTTTCATATTTAGTAGTGCTTTCAGATTAGTCTTACTGTCATCATACATCACTACTTTTTTATGATCATGCTTGTCAATATACTGTTTAATTACCTTTACCTTCTTATCAGCTGGTAATGCATCGCTAGGATCATTACCTGTTCTATGAACATGGATCTTATCAATATCTACTCCATGATCACGAAACTTATTCAGAAACTCATTCTTATTATCAAAGTCTGCTCTTGCTGTATTGATAATAACTTTGCTTCTTGGATTCTTATGCATCTTCTTCATTTTATTGATCATCGGTGTAATTGGCTTAGACTCATCTCTAAACTTCTTAGCACTTTTGAACTCTTTAAAATCAAACTTTTGTCCAGGCTTCAACTTATAATTATTGAACTCTGAGTTACTCAAATAACGAATGATTTTACCTTTTGAATTTCTTACACGAACTCTTGCTGTTGTATGAAATAGAGTGTCGTCTATATCAACAACATGTAATGTACCTTTGCTTTCTTCGTCAATAAATTGTTTAAAGTTTAGCAGTTCCACTTTCTTAATGCCTTGTTAATACGTGAATCAGGATCACGTGCTGTCTTAGCTGATGTTAATCTTTTCTTCATACCACCCATACGAGCACAAAATGACTTACGACGATTAGCTGCTTTTGACCCCTTCTTTAGCTTAGATGGTTTTGTAGTAACAGCTGTTTGTAACTTTGAACCTGGATGTTCACGACGATAAGCCATGACACCAGCTTTTGTTAATCCACCTTCTGGATTCTTATACTTTGATCTCTGCCAGTTTTCTGCTTCTTCGATTTCACTTTCGCAGGTACAGTTACAATTTTTACCACCACACTCAGCGATATATTGTCTGAAACTAACTGTCATTATTCCCCTCCATTACCACCACCGCCAGAGCTTCCGCTCTTTCCAGGTGGATGTTTTTCAATTTTACCTGATGCCATACGAATACCAACCATTGGTGGATTCCACTCTTTACGCTTACCAGTTGTTCCAGCTGGTACAGTCATTTCCTTTACTACTTTCTTGATTGTTGAAAGTGTAGAAGATTGGCCAGGAGTTGCTTTCTTGAAAGTGTCGGTAAGAGAAGTAGTTCCGATAAAACGATTTGATGGGTCATTTGGGTTCTTTGAAACCTTTTCGGCTCCAGTGTAACTTTCGTGATAATCTGCTTCTTCTTTTACACGATAATTGTGTGGGCTTTTCTGATGCTTGTAATAGAAGTCGTCATATTTTTCTGATTTGCGTTGATCTTTGGGATTATCTTTACTTCCATGATGTGCAGCTTTGAGTTTAGCAATATCAGATCTAGTTTGAAATATACTGTCTTTTTCTTTCTGTCTACGAATTATTCCACCAATTTTTTCTTTCATACCTTCATCAACTTGAACTTCTTCTTTTGTCTGTGATGCTTTTAATGCGGCAGCAGTTGGTGCGCCTTTTGATCCAGGTTTACGCATACGTTCGCCAGAACCTGCGGCAATACGTTTACGCTTTGCCCAAATGTTGTCCCAAAGACCACGTTTTTCTAAAAGATCTTTATCCATTTCTTGCGCTGCTCCACCTGCTATAAAGGAGTTAACTCTATTATACGCTGTTTGTTCTGAAAAGTCAATGGCATACCCTCTCTGATACACTTCCTTTAATGTATCAAATGGTACTCCAGATTGTTCTGATTTCTTGTAAAGAGAAAGAATTTGTTTGCCAGACAGGGCTACGACAACCCCACTTTGCTCGCCTATTGCTAGCTGAGGACTAGATTGGAGACTGGTATCTTCATTTTGCATTTGGTGTTTCCCGTGGGCTTAACCATTGATTGCAGGACTGCCGTAGCTTTCTGCTGACATTTTATTTATAAGAAAGTTCGTTTTAGGTGATTTCTTCCCAAGAAATAGAACCAGCAGCATTAGATGTTGCTGTTCCACAAGCTACAGCAAGAGTCAATGTAGTTGGTGTGCTGGTAAAGCTATTTCTTTCAAGTTGATATTGAAACAAATTTTCAGTGTTTAGTGCAAAATTACCACCAGCTTGTACAGTAGATGTAATGAATCCCTGATCCAATACATCTCCACCAGACATTGTTGCAGTAGCATTTGTGTTATATTGAACCGTAGAATCAGAGGTTACGTTAGCCCATACGCCACCAGTAATCGTTGCTCCATTCACCAATCTCCACTGATAATTGGCAGAATTGATTGGAAGAACATTAATCTGTTTTGGAATAACAATACTATCGAGAGTTGTAGAATTTAATTTAATTGAAACAACTGGATAGAATGTTCCTGCAGTTCCTAGTTGAACTGTGCTCGATGAGACAATCGGCGTACTGATAGTTCTTGGTTTCCCAGCAAGAGCATAACCACCTTCTGAAATAACTGTCGAACATATCTGCTTGTATGTGCTATTTGAAGCTGTTGTTCCAGTATTTTCAATTTCCATACGAACTGGCAAACAAGCAGTTTGCATATATGCACCTTTTGGACCAATATTTGCATGATGAAAAGTGTGACAATGGATCATTTGACCGTTGATAACAAACCCCATACGAACGCTACCAACACCAAGCCACTCAACATCCATCCATAAAATTTGTGGCTGTGTGAGATCTAATGTGAGAAGGGATGGACCTGTACCATCTAGCTTATCGACATTCCAAGTTGATTGAGCTGCTTTTGTATCAACAACTGCGCCAGTGAAACTAGATCTTTTGACAAAATATACATCATCTGATTGTTCGAGAAATAAACCATTGGTTGAACTAAAATAGCCAACTCTCTGACGAAGATTTGTTTTTATTGGGCTCATCACAAATGTTGTCATAATCTGTAATGATTTTCCAGGCTGATATGCAAACACTCTTTTGGTTTCGCGATAAACAGAAGCGCCCGAAGTAGTTGTCACCGTACAATCAATTGAAGATGTATTTGAGTTGAAACTATAAGTTCCACCAGCTGTATTTGCTGTGTTTACTTTGTTGTTCTCAGCAAATCTATGAAAAGAATCCATGAGAGTGTATGGTTCTGAAACTCTGGCGCGACCAAACGCATCAACAGAAGTACCAGAAGGATTAGCTGGACCAACAAGATTACCATATTGGTCTGCGAGCATAACAACTTCATATATTGTTTTGCCGTCATTCAAATATTGATGAGTGTCTTTGCGAAATTGTGCCATGATTATGCCCTATCTCTAATTGATCTTACCAGCGTCTGAACGAAGTTCTGTTTCTGGGCGTCTCTACGTTGTTCTATATTTATATGAAGATCGTCGTGAACCGATTTCTTTGTTTGATTCATAATCTGATCGCGAGTATCAGCGTCAGACTGATTGAGAGTCGTCCATGTTGTTTGGAACCCAGCATCAACTAATGGATTACCAGAAACAAATCCAAGACCACGAACATCACCAGTAGTCGTCATATCTTCTTTTAATCTTGCGATTCTTTTTGGCTTTTGTTTAACCTGTGACTGCTTTACTAACTCTCTACGTTGAATTTCTTTACGAGCTTTCAGACCAATTGGATCCTGTCTTTTTGCATATCGCGCAAGTGAAATGCCAGATGTTTCTGGTCCAATTTGAATGTCCATTCCCTGACGAACATCATTGTACATTTCTTTGGCATGATCTGGATGTAAGTTTGCTGGTAATCCCTTTTTGAATTCGCTGAACTTACCACGTATCGCATGTCCACGCATTTTTGTTGCAGACATACCTTCTGGTCCTTCAGCATCTGGATCTCTGGCGCCAGCAGAAACAACATCAATTTTCTTGAAGTTGAATTCTTTACCATTGTATTGGTTCAACAATTTTTGCATATCTTCTACACGATCTGAACCAACGACCATAGTTAGATGATCATGACCAGCAGCTGCCAATTTCTTTACATGGTCGATTACTGATTTGGCTTTCTCATCTACAACTTCAATGTTAGCTCCAGGGAACATACGTTTAGCATGTTTTAGTTTTTGTTCTGGAGATAACGGATTCTTTTCTGGATCCTGCGATCTTGACAAAGCAATAACGTGTTTTGCCTTTTTCTCTTTTGCCAGCTCTTGTACTTTGCTGACCAAAACACCATGACCTGTAGTTGGTGGGTTCATTCTACCAAAAGAAGTCACAATAGGATTCTCTGGTTTCTCAGCAACAGCCTGTTCTTCTTTACTTGCCTTTTGGAATGCACCACCTTCGAAATTGGCAGCACTAAATTCAGCGCGATCAACTAGCTTTGTTGGTCTGCCACCACGAATAGCAACGAAACCTTCAGGCTTGGTTGGCTTACCACCAATAGTTGTTTTGAAACCAGTATTGACTGTATTTGATAATGCATTGACAAGAGTGTCTTTTGCCTGTTGCATAGCCTTATGCATTCTGAAGATATTTTCAAACTGCTCTGAGTGATTCTTTACATGAGAAACGATAGCTTCGGCTGAAGCTTTTTTCTTTGCTTTACCTTCGGGCGACTTGACTTTCTCGATTTCTTTCTGACCTCTGCTCTTGACAAATGCAAGATAACCTTTTGCGCTTGGAACAGTTTTATCTCTGACTGTTGAATTGATATAAGTTTTCATTGTTATATCATGTCCATCAACAACATTGAAGATATCTGGGTCCATGCCTTTATAGATGTCTAATGCCTGTTGTAGTTCTTTCTCATATTTCTTCTTTTCAATAGGCGCAATATTAGCACCAGATATTTCTGGATTGATCATATGAACGTCAGGATTGCGTCTAAACTGATTCTGATCAACATCAAAGCTAACTTTAGAATCAGCTAATGTTTTGCCAGTATATCTTGAGTGAACAACAACGCCAAGATTCGCAACATCAGCACTACGTGTTTGTTCAGGATCTTGTGTTGTATAAGTGATTGTGTTTGGTGTAAAGCTATATGATCCGTCTTTGTTTTTGATCAGATCATCTTTGGTATACATCAAGTCGCCCTGAAATACACCACCACTCTTAGGCATGACCTTTGGTAGCTCTTGTAATGCTGCCTTTAGCTTCTCAACAAGACCAGGAGCATGTCCATGATTTTCTTCGATATCTCTGTCAGTATAATTGATTTTTGGATTCTTATTGAATGCTGATTTAGAAGCAACAAAGAACTTACCATTTTCTGGATTGACACCAAATACAATAGATGGAGCGCCATCATACTTTGTTGTTATTCTGGTTTGTTGATTGAAATTCTTTCTTGGCTTACCCTCAAGAATAGAAACAACATCACTCAGAGTATCAGCAGCATGCTTTACTCCTTCATGTCCACCATGAATAATATGATCTTCGGCATGCTCAAGATGTTTGAGCTTTTCCATATCTAATGATTCTAAAAGGAAGTTGTTAAAATTCATGTAAAACCTTTTTAATTTATTACTGAGACAGTTCGTAATTAATCCAACCTTGTTTGCTTGTAACATCATCAATAGCAGATTTCGAACCAATAAATTTTACTTTGGCTTTAGCAGCCTTAACAAATTTAAATTTAACATTACCTTTTATCCATTCAGCAATGTTCAAGTTTGCTTGCCAATAATCTTTGCCTTGTAAAATCTCAACAATTTGATCCATACTTGCTTGATCTTTATTGAGTTGTTCAGCAATTGTTCTGTTAAAAAACGCACTAGCACTACGAGGTAGCTTCTTAACAATATCTGGCGACACACCTGGATATTTACTTATGGCTGTATTAAGCTTTATAACATTGACTGTTTTTTTATCAGAAATAATTTCATTATATATTGCTGAAGTTAAATTCAATTTAAGTATTTTCTTAAGACCATACGTGTAAACAATATCGCGAGACTTTTTATATTCTAAATTATTCTGCTCACAAATATCACATATGTCTTTAAATACGCTATTTTTTAGCTTAGATTTTTTCTTGATACCTTTTTCTAGCATGTTAGTGAAGAAGCTCGCTTTAGCACCAACACCAAACTTAGAACTAACAGCATAAAAAGAACCATCTGACATTTCAACGAAACTATCAACACCAGTAAATGCTGGGTCAGTAGGTAAATGAAACTTACTAACTGTGCCTTTGAATGGCGAAGCTTCCATATATTTTGTTTTATCTTTTTGAAATGCAGCCCATCCAATCAAAACTTCACCAGCATAAACACCAAGCTTGTTTAACATTATTGGACTTAAATTTGGATCCCATGTAAACTTCTTAGCTGTAAAAAAATCATCAAACTGTTCGGCAATTTCTGATCCTAAAATTTGACTTTTCTTTGCGCCTTCGACCATACTCTTTTCGATTTGTTTTGCGCTTGTAAATGTAACAACATCGATATCTTGGCCAGCGTAAGAAAACTTACCTTTCTTACCATCACCAGTAAATACGCGAGCATCTAAATTAGATACGCTACCAGTCGTGCCAGCTTTTGCCGCTGGTTTAACAAGAACAGTAAATAGACCAATCTTTGCTGAACCCTGAGAGCTTTTCCATCCAGGACCATACTTCGTTGAAGAATACATACCACCAAAAGCAGAAGCAATTGTTTTGAGAACTGTAACACGATCCTTTTCTGATGTGTATACTATAATTCTTGTTGAGGAATCTTGTTTCGATTCGCCCAATCCAGCTTTCTTAATTGATTCTTGTAAGCTTTTAATTGAAGATGGTGCAGCCATTGTATACCTTTTTCTTATTATTTAGGCATAAAAAAAGGAGACAGTCCATTACGACCGTCTCCTGTACTCCCTAAATGAATGCGGTCGGGCAGAACCCCACTGAATATTCCCGACTGTTCCTTTACGTATAAGTCATTCCTTATAGCTACGAGCCTCTTTACGCTGCAGACGTAACACACATTCATTTCTGATATTATTTATACAGCATTACTACTTTTTTTAGCAAGAAAATTAATTTTTTTCATAAAAAAAGTTGGTGTCCTACCATCAAAGCCACCACCAAGATTAAGATGACGAAGGAACTTCTTCGCCTCATCATAAACAGTAAACGTACCAACTATCTGATCTGTTTGTGTTTCGACAACATCAAACCAATGACCTGGATTAGTAATCAACTTATAATTCATTCTGCTTTTGTTCCTTCTGGATAATGATCATATGTTTGGATTGATTGCCAATCAGTCAGCGTTGGCAAACCTTCTGGAGATACAACAACACGACGAACCTGCAATTCATAGTGAGTTACTACTAGTTCTTTCTTTGGTCTTGGTAGAGTAACACCATCCCATTCTGGTTCAAACCAGTTCCAAAAGTTTACTGCTCTAATATCACCAATAAGACTGTCACTCATTCTGTTACCACCTTTTTCCATTCACCATTCTTAGTCTTAAGCCAAAGATTACCATCATCACCAACTGCCATAGACAAGTTCTTATCAGGATCAGCATCTGACATATTAAATCCTAAAGATGTAGGGTATCGATTAGGATTTGGCTTTTTGTTACCAGATAAGATAATCTGTACTGCTGTCGGGATAGGAGCTCCTTCATTAGTAGAAGCTCTCGCTCCTTCAGCAACAAGAGCTACAGGAGCTACTGGTAAGAAAGTAAAAAAGCTACGCCTATTCATCACTTGAATCCTTCAAATTTACTACGATCAAACTTTGGTTTTGGTCTACTACGTTCATAATCTTCCTCGCCAAACTTGGTGTTGTCCATAACAGGTCCATCAATCAAATCTTCCTGAGCTGATTGTTCTACATCATATAATCTCATCTTGCTACGATCCACCCCAAGAACAAACCGAGAATTAATCCCTGGGTCATTATAGCGATTTTTGAGCTGTTTAACCATAATTTGACTGAGCTCTTCCAGTTTCTCGGATGGCTTGACGAGCGCAAACATAAAATCAGCTGTGGCTGGGAGTCCAAAGGATTCTGATGTATCTTCCAGTCCCACGTCGCTGCTCGAATATCCGCTTCGAGTTGTTTGAGTCGCAGAGACGATAGGAACATTAAACTCCACTGCAAGTCCTCTGAGCTCTTCGGCAATTGCTTTGATAAGGGTATAAGAATTGACGTTGGCTCCATTTTTAATCCTCGATGACGAACAGATATTCAGATAATCAATATAGATAATGTCAGGTATAAAGTTTTTCTTGATCTTCAACTCATTCAACAGATGACGAAAGTTTGCTGACCCAGCACATGCTGTTGGATACTCCTTGACGATTAGCTTGCCCTTAGTTTTATTTCTCAGGCGTTCTATCTTCTTATCATAACTATCTTTGGGGATAATCTTGAGATCATTGACAGGAATATCGAGCAGGTTTGCATCGATACGCTCTGCGATACGTTCTTCAGCCATTTCAAGAGTAATATAAAGAACATTCAAGCCAGCTGACAGATTAGCAGCGGCGCAATGACACATGAACAGCGATTTACCAACACCTGTACCAGCCAACGCAATATTTAGTGTTTTCCTTGGTAATCCGCCCTGTGTGATCTTGTTGAAGTAATCAAGATCAAATGGGATTCTTATTTCTTTGGCGTGATAAAACTCAAATCGAGAATCTGCATCGTCGATGAAGTCATGCCCGATGTGCGAGTCAAACGAAACAGCAAGAGCGTCGGAGAGAATTTGAGGAATTGCCCCTTTCGTGGTTTTTCCAGTCTTGTCATCCAAGATCTGTATAGATGACATGATAGCGTTATAGACCGCACGATCTTGGCACCATGCTTCGGTCTGGTCCAATAACCAATCGATCTCACTGTCGGTTTTCTCCATTTTCTCGATGGTTTCTTTACAATCTTTGAACGTTGTTTCATTGATGCCATCTTTATTAGTAAGGTCAATTGCGAGCGCCTCTTTTGTCGGAAAGCTGTTATACTTTGCTACGTATTCGTTGATGAGTTTGAAGATGACTCGATCGTTGTAGTCTGAGAAATATTCATCTTTGAGGAACGGAATAACCTTGCGACCATACTCTTCATCGAAGACCAGATGATTAAGAATCGTTGTTTCAATCGCCATGCATACCTCTGCTTTTCATTATCTTCACTCACACTATAATCATACTTCGCGCTGCTTGGATGTTTATGTATCATCATCTTCATCTTCCTCAGCCATGATAGAACCAACAGCCATCTTGTATGTGTTCTCAATATACTTCGCAAAGTCAGTAGTCTCAAACATCTCAATCCAGAACTGCTTGTTATCAACAATGTCAGCTGCACGTTTGGAAGGTTGTTTCACTTCGCCAGTTTCTCTATCTACTGTAGCATACCAACCAGCTTTCGGTTTGACGATATAACCACCATCAAGAGCAACATCAAGCAAACCAGACCAGCGATTAATACCACCTTCAAATGAAACAGTGATCGGAATCTTTGACTTCTCTTTAACGTAACGAGACTTCTCAACATTGATCACAAAGTGATATCCACTCAAACCATCAGCATCCTTTTCCTGCTGACGACCGAGGATCCAGATATTATCTGAACCATAGTATGAACCAGTACCACCACCAACAATATCCTTGGGGAACATACCAATTTCTTTATACGTATGATTGATAACAACCATAGGAATATCTTTAAGCGAAAGATGTGGTGTAATCATACGGAACAATGATTTCAGCTGCTTTGCTCTTGACATGTCAGCAACTGATTTACCTTCAAGCGCATCATCAACTTCTTTCTTCGAAGCGAGATTGCCGATTGAGTCAATGATGATCATAACATGATCTTCTCTACCAAGCTCTTTCATCTGCTTCATGATATCGAACTTCAGCTCTTCGATATCTGTGATCGGAGTATGGACAACTGAATCGAAAGGAATCTTGAATGTTTGGAAATATGATTGAGGCGTACCAAACTCTGAGTCATAGAAAAGAATGATACCATCCTTATACTTCTTCAGGAATGCTGAACCAAGTAACAAAGCAAAACCAGTCTTGAAATGTTTCGAAGGACCAGCCAACATAGTCAATCCAGGAGTTATACCACCATCAATTGTTCCAGAAAGAGCAACATTGATCATAGGAACAGATGTTGGGATCATATCTTTTTTTGTGAAGATCTTACTATCTTCCAATGTTGATGTTAACTGTATCGATGAATTTTTAATAAGCTTATCTCTCAATGACGACATGTCTTCTCCTACTTCATAAAACGACTGACAGAAATTCTATTACCACCAACCACTGGCGATACAGAATGTTCTAGATGACCTGGAAAAATGATTAGATCTCTTGGCGAAACTTCAG